GCTTTATCAGTATCATTAATTTGGTAACGGACTTGATTTAAAAGCTCTTCTACTGTCATTTTTACCTACCTTTTTTAAATTTCTCCTTCAGAACATCTAAATTCAGGATGTTTTTTAAGTATTTTTTTAATTGCTTTTGGGTCTTTCATTATTTCTTCTTGCTGTTCTTTAGGCAAGGACAAAAGAAAATCCAAAGGAATAGAACCAATTTTTCGCCAAGTTCGCTTCTTAGAAAACCCTTTGCCAATTAATTTTCTTTCCTCATAATTCTTTCTTAAAAACGGTGTTATATCAGAAACAACTTGCAAAATAAATTTGTCTTTTTCAATTTTTAAAATTTCTTTTCTCATTTATAAACTCTTAAACTAACTTAAACTCTCAAGAAGCTCAGAAAGCTTCTTAGCATTTTCTTTTCTTAAACGGTTTCTTTCAGCAATTTCTTTATTTTTTTCCAAAATTGAACGAATTGTTTCTTCATCGGCATCTTCTGGAATTTCAAGCAGTTCTTCAAGTGGCTCTGTTGTGAAAGAAATTTTATTAGCATTTATTTTCCCAGCGTCTACAAGTTTTTTAAGTTCATTTAATTGTTTATCTGTTAACATTCTGCACCTCCTCCTTCTTTTTTATTAGACTTGAATATTAGAACCTTGTTCAGTTCCAGTTGCAGGAGTAACATTAAGTAATCCACCTACAAGAACGCAATTATAAATTGGGGCATCTGTTAAGGAAGAAGAAGCAGTAACAGAATATTCATTTGTAGGATCAAGAGTTTCTATTGTTGCATTTGTAATTAACCAATTTTTGGCTGAAATACTTGCTCCAGCAATTTTAATACCTTCGCTTGCACCATTACTTATAAATATTCCACCTTCAATTCTTGCATAACTATAAGTATCCAAACATAAACCATAGCAATCTGCATAATTTGTTATAACAGAATAATAAATTTCAATTGCATCTGAAGAAACACTAATAGGATTGCCACCTGAATCAACAACTGTAGCATATAAATACTCACCTGCTGCTCTTTCAACTCTATTAAAATCAAAATATCTCCAACCAGTAGAATCAACAGGAATTCCAGATGCTATTTCATCACCACCTTCAGTTGTTCCAAGCTTTAATGTTGCACCTGATTCTTGAGCTGTATTAACATAAACAGCAATTGAAAAAAGCATATAAGGTTTATCAGAATAAGGCTGAAAACTTTCTGAAAAATTTGTATTATGCGAACTTATTTCCCCTCCAATACTTTCACAACCTGTAATAGTAGGTGATGCAGAACCCCAAATCCCTATACCATAGCAGTAATTACCACCACTACCACCTTGAACTTTACAACCTGTAATAGTAGGTGATGCAGAACCCCAAATCCCTATACCATAGCAGTAATTACCACCACTACCACCTTGAATTTTACAACCTGTAATAGTAGGTGATGCAGAACCCCAAATCCCTATACCATAGCAGTAATTACCACCACTACCACCTTGAACTTTACAACCTGTAATAGTAGGTGATGCAGAACCCCAAATCCCTATACCATAGCAGTAATTACCACCACTACCACCTTGAACTTTACAACCTGTAATAGTAGGTGATGCAGAACCCCAAATCCCTATACCATAGCAGTAATTACCACCACTACCACCTTGAACTTTACAACCTGTAATAGTAGGTGATGCAGAATCCCCAACCACTATACCATAGCAGGAATTTATTGCTGCTGAAATTTCATTTATAAAACTGCAATTAACAAGTCTGCATGTTTTATCAGTAGTTCCTTTAATACAACAAGCATGAACACCAGAAGTAACTTCTCCTTTTCTTCTAATAGTTATATCTCTCCATTCAGTTTCAATAATGGAATCAAAAACAACACCATGAACATTAGAATCTGTTTGAACCGTAACATCAGCAGAAAAACCAATAATGTCAACATAAGATTTGGCATTTATTTGAGCATCATCAACTATTTTACCTATTACAACTATACAATATCTATTAGTTTCTGAAGCATCTGTGATTGAATTTAATGCATCGCTTAATTTTGCATAATCTCCTCCTTCACCAACAACAAGAAGTTTATTATATTTACCTAAATTTAAATAATGCCAAATCCCATTAGCATAAATATAAAGTCTCTTCCCTGGAGTTTTGGCATTAGTATTTCTTACTATTCTTATATCAAAATCTGTCTCAGCTGGTAAAGTAGGAGAATAATTAGCAAATTCTTCACCATAATCAGACTCATCATATCCTATTAATCCAGATAAAATAAGATTAGGTTCTTTTTCTTTTGCATTTTGTGCATAAGCTGTTGGTCTCATACTACACCTCCTTTTCTATTAAAATTTTAATAAAGGGGAAGCATCGCCTCCCCTTTCTATTTTTAGCTTAAATCTTTAATAATAGCATTAGCTTTTTCAGCTCTTGCCTCAAGAGTAAGTTCACCAATGATTACTTTGGCCACATAATCTCCAGTGGGAGGGATGTCTTTTACCTTGAATGGTCTTAGATAAGCAGTCTTCCAATAGTTTGTGTCAAGAATAAAAAGAGTATCAGTTAACATATAACGATGAGGAATAATTCTTACTACTCCAAAATCAGATTCATAAACATCAACAGCAGCTACTAATCTTTTATCTTCAGCTTCAAGATACTTGGTAGCACCAGCAGTAAAACCACTGATTGTTCTCTTATGTTTACCACATACAACTACAACATTGGGATCACCACCAGCTTGCCATGCACTTTGAATTCCATCATTAAGAAGATCTTCAGTAAGATCTCTTGCAGTTCCACCATTATCACTAACATTTGTAGTAACAAATGCTTGAATTCCACCCATCTGTCTTGCAGTAGAAGCATCACCAGCAACTTTAGAAGCATTATTAATAATTGCATACTCAACATCTTTAGCAATTTCTTTCATTCTATTTGCTATCTGATAAGCAAGCTCAGATTTAATACCATACTTAGCTACAACTTCTTGAGTTGCAGTTACCTTAGCAGTTTTTGCAAAAATCTGAGTATAATTTCCTTTTCTTGTTCTTGTAGTAGAAGTAGCAGTTGGATAATCAGCACCTTCAACCTGAGCATTGCTACCAGGAGCATTTAATTCGTCTTCTAACCACTCATGATAAGTAGCTGTAGCCTTTGTCTTACCAAACATAGAATAAAGCGGAGTTTCAGTAGGAGTAATATTGGTTATTATATCGCTAACATCCTCTCTATTTCCTACTGCTGAATATGTAGTTACTGCCATGGCTTACACCTCCTTTTTAAATTTTTTAAACTATTCCAAGCTTAATTAAAGCTTCTGCTCTCTCCTCAGGACTCATTCTTGCAAAATCCTGAGGAGAAATTTGAGGAGGAGTTTCTACCTCCCCCTTACCAGCTCCTTCAACCTTTGGTGGTTCAGGAGTTGTTTTTTTAGCTTGAGGTTTTTCAATAGTTTCAGTAGCTTTAACAGATTCATTTTGCAATTCTTTACCCAACTTCTCTTTATAAAACTCTTTCCTCATTCTTTCCCAGAACGGAAGGAAAGTCTCTAAATCATCATTCTGAATAGCAGCAATGATTTTTTTATACTCCCTGGCAGGAAGATCATCTAATTTCTGCTTGATATATTCATTAATTTGGTCAAAATAAGGTTCTTGAGCTTTAAGCTCATTTATTTTCTGCTGAACTATCCTCTTTCTTTCAACCTCTTGAGTAATTTTAGCAGCCTCAATAGCAAGAGCTGTAAGATGTTTGGGATTAAGTTCGTCAAATTTCTCTCCTAACTTCAGCTCTACCCTTTTTCGAGCTTCTTCCTGAATAGCATCATAAAGCTGTTTTTCATCAAAAACCTGAGGTTGTTCCTGCTGCTGTAATTTTAATTCTTCCTGTTTTCTTTGAGCTTCAGCTCTAAGGATGGCTTCATAATAAGGTCTTAAATCAGGTGGAACACGGGAAGGATCAATCTGGCTAAACTCTAAACGAGCAAGCTCCTCAGGTGTATAATACTGAACCTCTTCTCGAGGCTCTGCTTTGGATTCTTCAGTTTTTTCCTCTGTCTCAGGCTTTTCTGCAGAAGCTGTTTCTTCTTCACCAGCAGGTTCTTCTAAGCCCCAATCATCCAAATTAATCTGTAAATTACCTTCTTCATCTAAAAAGAATTCTGGTTCTTCTTGGGGCTCTTCCTGCTGTTTACCAGCTTCCGCAATAGCCTGCTTTCTTACCTCCTCTTCTTGAGGAGCTTCACCAGCAGGCTGCTCTTTTAGTTCTTCTGCCATTTTTTATCCCTCCTCTTTTATTTTTTCCAGTTCTTCGACTTCTTTACTAAAGAATATAACATTTTTTGCTTCATTTTCAAGCATTTTCTCAATTTCCTGCAGAACTTCCAATTTTGCTTTTAGATATAGCCACTCATCAGGATTCTTCTTCTGCTGCCACTCCAGGAATATTAGCTTTTTTTCCTCTTCCAGATACTCTTGAAACGCTTTCAGTAAGTCTTTGGCTTTCAAGGAGCGGAAGTATTTCTTCAACGCCTGCTCCCGTAGCTTCTCTATTTCCTGCAGCTGCATTTAAACCTCCTTGCTGTAATAGTTTTTGCTGCATCTTTTCTGGATCAGTTAAAAAGTCATCCACATTTTTAAATCCTAAAACCTCTATAAACTTCTTAGCAATGTTATAAATGTTTTTAGGAGTAACAATTCCAACTTGAGCAAGCTGCGGATAAATCTGCATTATCATCTGTAAATTTTGCAATTGCTGCTCTTTTACTCCTACACCCATTCCTGCGCTAACTTCCAAATCAAACTCTCCTCTTATATCCTCTGGTGATATTTGCAACCTTTCATTCGTAAGCCTAATAACTATATCTTGCGTAATAAACCGCTGATTTAGCTCAATCAAGAACCTAAAGAATTCTTTTATACCTGTCTCAGCAAAAATCCTTGCAATAAGTTCTAACCTCTGCTGCGCTGCTGCCATAATAAGCCTTACACCTGTTGCGGTTTTATTCAAAGACCTCGCATCAAGTCCTTGATTATAGCGAGTTATTCCAGTTCTATTCTCTTTCAATCCCTCAATGTATTCAAGAAAATCATAAGTCCAAGAAGCCAAAGGCTGAATAGGAAGTGGTCTTATTGCACCCAGTTGTCTTACTCTTATAAACTCTTTATCCAGAACGAGATCTTGCAAATTAACAGCAGTTTCTAATACTTCAAGCTTCGGGTCATTGTTAAGAGCAATGTTTACTAAAATCTGCCTGATTAATGCGGTTTTGATTGCTTGAATGTCAGCTAAAATATCAGAAAAGCTTTTACCCCATATCTCATAAGGTTCAAGAATAGGAGCTAATACAAAAAAGGGCGGTCTGCCATAAAGATTTTCTTCAACTCTCAGAATCGTATCATTCACAACAGTCACAATAACAGGCTCAAGCAAACCATCATCATTTATATCATATTTGGTATAGCATTCATAAAGCTTAAAAATCTTTCTTGCTTCGTCTACTTGCGGAGGGGTAAATTGGCTTTGATTTGGTCTAAGAGCAAAATTAAGCTCATCCCAGCTTATATTTTCTTGTTCTTGCCCTTTTCTAATTGCTTCCTCTACTGCATCTTCATCATAAATTCCTTCTTGAACTCTTTTTCTTAAATAATCAGCTGTAACTAACTTTCTGTGAGCAACAAATGTAGCATCTTTAATATTCGATGCGTCAGGATGGTAAATAAATTCATTCGGAGGAATATTTGTAAAAACAGGCTGATTTTTCTTAATCTTTTTTAGCTTATAAGTTACAACAGCATAAATATTATTTTCAGTTGGCTCTACTTTAACAACTTCTATATT